CGGTCAGCGCGATCAGGGGCAGGCTCTGCAAACCAATTCTCAAGCGCGACCGCGGGGAACCCGTAATCGCTGCTCTCATAGGTCGAGAGGCCCAGCGGGAGGTATGGCATTAGTAGAAGACCGCCTTAACGGTCGCGTCACCGACGGCGCAGAAACGGCGCATTTCAGCAAGGCCGACATCAGCAAGGCCAACATAAAGCCGGGCCTCGTCCGTGCTCATGATTTCAGGCGCCGCGCGTCCGGCGACGTAATTGCAAAAGCCCTGCGCCACGCCGTCAGGAATCGCGCTCGTTTCCCAGTAGGCCAGGCCGTCAGCTTCCAGATATGCCTGCGCTTGATCGAGGCAATTGCCGACGATTTCGCTAACCCAGGCTTGAGCCGGCTGACCCTCGGGCAGCTTGCCCAAGATCCGCAGAACCTTGTTTGTCGCTTCGGCCTTTGTGAGTGCCATTCTTGCCTCCCGGCTTGCGGCCCCTCACGGCCTCAAAATGCGAATTGCCTTGCAGCTTCGCGACGGCGTGCGGGTCACTGACCTCCACAGGCTCGCCCTTGGTGAAGGAAAGGCCGAACAGCTTCACACTGCCCGGCCCGTCCCCGTTTGCGTCACCGATGAAACGAAAACGCATCAGATCGTGTAGGTAACGATCAGCTTGATCGTGCCAGACGTGGCACCCGTGGCCGGCGCGACCTGGACGAGGATGTCAATCGTGTCCTCGGCCGTGTAGGTGTAGCCGATGCCGTCAATCGCCAGATTGGACGAGTCGGTAATGCCGCCCGTCTGGCCGACCGTTGCGCCGTCAATGTAGCGATCGGTGTTGCCGCCATCGCCCACGTCGAGAACGAGAGCAGGCGAGCCGCCAGAGTCCAGATCGTCCGTTGCCAGCACCACATTGGAGACGATGGCGCCAACCGGAACCTTGACCATCTGGATCACGTCATTCAGCGCCAGAGCGGCGGTAATCTCATACTCAGAGACGACCACCTTGGCGTTGCCGGAAAAGCCTTCGCCTTTGGCCGGTGCGGTCGCAGCGGCTTCGTCAGCAGTAAAGGTCGCCATGCGAACCTCCCAAGAAAAAGGCGGGAGCCGAAGCCCCCGCCGTTAGAGATTAGCTGTCAGCGACAGCCGCGAAGAAGCCAGTCACGACGCCGTGATCCTTGAGATCGTCGGTGTCACCAGAGCCGGAGCCGAAGGTCAGCTTCTCGATGCCGCCCATCTCCATGATGGCGCAGCCCTTCTTGCGACCGTAGTCAAACAGCTCCTCGGCAGACTTCCAACGCTCAGCAACGGCATAGCCGAGAGCCTGGGCACCGCAGAAGTAAGCCGGGCCGACATTGATCGAGCTGGCGCCGACACCGGAAAGGATGCCGATTTCCTCGATCTCCTTGACGATCACGCCATCCCACAGGATGTCGCCACCTTCAAACAGGCGCGAGTTTTCGCCCGTCAGGCTGACTTCACGCTGAGCCTGCTGGATCGCCGTGTTTTCGCGAAGGTCGCGGAACAGCAGCGACGGCACGTACAGGATGTAGTAGCTGCGGCCGTTCTTGGCGTAGCTGTCCTTGACCGGCTTGATCTTCGGCGAGGCGGTCTTGGCGATCCGCTTCATCAGAGAAATCGCGCCGGGGGTCAGCTTGTCGGCGGTGTTGTCGATATTCGCCAGCGATGCAGAGTGATCGTTGGACGAATTGTTGCCGACAGCGGCACCGAACAGAACCCGGTCGGCATTGTCGACCAGCCAGGCGTCTTTCTGACCTTCGGAAGCCGAACCGTACGCGACGCCATTGATCGAACCCAGGGCCGCAATGATGCGGTCGCGGGTGTCTTCCATCGCCCAGTCTTTCAGCGCCATCTTCGCCGCTTTGCGCAGGTCAATGGCCGAAATCTGGTTTTCCCAGCGGTTCGAGCGAACGGCGTGCGCGCGCTCGGCAATGGTCAGCTTGTAGGAGCGGCTGTCAAGCGACTCCTCGTTGCCTTCCAGCGTGGCGCCATTGGTGACGCCGGCACCGGTCAGCTTGTTGACCAGTGCGAAGGTGACGGAATCGCCGTCCTTCTTGGTCAGGTCTTCCTTGACCTGGATGACGTTGAGCTCGGAGGTGCCCATTTCGCCCTTGAAGCGATTTTCGGACAGGTGCTCCATGAAGAATTTGTCTTCCCACTGTTGAACAGTAAGGCCGGTTGCAGCAGACGTTTCCGCCATGATGTGCTCCATCTATCTGGCCGGGCACACAGGCCCGGCTCTGAGAACGGGGCGTCTCTCGACGCTCCAACGGTTGTGGGTTACTCGGGCAAGACCTGCGACAACGGCGTAGGCCCGGCCCATGCAGGCCCCGTCCGCTTTCCAGCAGATCGGGCGCTTGCGAAGTTCGAGGGTTTCGGCTGAGAAACTTGCGGGGCAGCTGGCTGCTGCTCTGCAATAAGGCGCTCGCGGATTTCGGCCTCAAGACGCTCCCGGTATGACGCCGGGTCGTCTCCGATCTCCTGCATGACCTGATGACGCTTGAACGCCTTGACCGCTTCGCCACACGGGTCGGGAGACTGGGCAAACTGATGACGAATTGTTGCAGGCTGCGAATGCAGCCATTCGTTCGTCTGTTGCCACGCCTCGTCACCGTGCTGATTGCGGGCCAAGCGTTCGGAAAACTGGATGCGCTCGCTCAGCAGGCGCTGTTCAATGCGCTGCTCTAGCGACCGCTCAAAGCCTTCCGGGTCGTCAATCGGGTCGATGCGTTTTTGCTGTTGCTGTGTCTGCAACTGCTGCATCTGAGCGCGAAGCTGTTCGGCTTCCCGCTCATATTGCTGGCGCTTCTGTTTCTCGTCCTGGTAGGCAGCATACTGCCACGCCTTGGGGTCCGGCTCGTCGGCCTTCTCCTTCTTGGCGAATTTGCCTTTCTCGTCGCGCGGGGTGTCTTCCGTCGCGGCTTCCGGCTCCTCGGCCTCCGGCTCTTGTTCGGGCGGATCGGCGCTGATCTCAGCGTCTTGCTCGTCCGTCACTTCCGGGGCTTCGGTTTCCGTAATGGCCTCTTCACCCAATGCCTGTTCAAGCGGCGTGCTCATATGCCTGCTCCTCGCCCGTTCAATCGTCGGCGTCACGCTTCGCCCGTACAAACCCGGCGTCGGTTCAAGACTGCACCCGCAGCCTGTCTCTATGCGTAGGCGGTCGGCCCCATCAGAGCCGCGCCCGCGCTTGCCGCTTCCGTTGCCGTCTTCACGGCGTCGGCCCGCTTCTTGGCGGTGTCCGCGGCTGTGTTCTCGATTTCCCCTTGCGCCTTCTGCATCGCCATTTGCGCCTGCTGCGCCTGGATGGCCTGCGCCTGCGGATCGGCAGCGCCGCCCATCTGGTCGATGATTTCCAGCATCTTGGCCTTGCGCTTCGGTGTCAGGTTCGGCGCCATCTCAACGGCCAGCTTGACAATCGGCGGGGGCATCTGCGCCATCAGCGGCAGAAGCTGCATGAACTCTGCGAACTGCTCGCCCTCCGGCGTCACAACGTCCGGCGCGTCCTCGATGATGATGTCCACATCCATTTCCGCGACAGGGTTTTGAATGCCGAGGAAGCGCCCGTATTTGTCGAAAATCTGAGCATTCATCCCGACGAACTGCGGGGCTCCGTCATCGTCCGTGACGCGAATCCATTTTTCCGCGGTCCAGCTTTGCTGAATGCGGCGCCAGATCCGGCGATACACCCGCAGATCGAACTGGCGCAGGTTGTCCATCAAGCCGCCAAGCTCGACCATGCCGCCACGTTGCTGGGCCAGAATTGCCCGGCCGGACTGGTCCTGATCAGCCTTGCCTTGCAGCGCCGGGCTTGGACCCATGCGCTCAATCTCGCCCTTGGCCTCTTGCAGCAGCATAGCTTGGCCGCTGGCCAGATCGGAGGTGTTCAAGACCTCGAACGCGAAGCCGGGTTCGCGCTCAATCCATCCGTCTGGCTTGGCAAGCTCACGCTTGGCATCCGACACATCGGCCACCGCGCCACGCTCGGCGCTGACCTGTCGCATGGTCAGAAGGTGCAAAGCCTTCGACCGGCGCTTGTTTACCTCGTCCTGGCTGTCGATGATGTCGCGAACGACGCCGTAGCGGTTATGCTCTCGATCGACATAGGCCGACAGAAACTCAAACGGATGCTCCGACTTGCCGTCCTCATCCAGATCAGCGCCCGGCCCCTCATTGAGCTTGACGCTTCCGCTGAACTCGCAGAAATGCCAGCCGTCAGCCTTGCGGTGCCAAAGCTGCACCACGCGGACACGCTGGCGACCGGGATCCGCCCACAGCGTATGCTTGGGGCTGTCGTCATAGGTCTCAGTCGCGCTGACGTTCTTGACCAGATCGGTCAGGCTGTCGCGGTATTCCTCGCCGTATTGCGCCACGGCGTCTTCCAGATCCTGCCAAATGACAAGGCCCAGATAGTTGGCGTCTGAATAATCAATCCTGCGGCTGTGCGGGTCAGCGAAGAAGCGGTCGAAGTCCACCGGCTCGATGTCGATCTCTGGACCGTCCCGGCCGTCAACCACCATAACCTGCACGCCGGCCACGCCCTCGACCAGGACTTGACGCCATGTCGCTGACCGGCTGACATCGTAATTTGCATTTTCGACCACATAGCGCAGGCCGTCCGTCGCCGCCTCAGCCGCTTCCGCGTCCGACATGGGGTTTCGCGGGTACGCCTTGGGGTCCGACCGCTGCTGCTTCTCCAGCCCGGTCAGGTAGTTCACGACGCCCTTGATCAGATTGACCACGACGGGCGGCTGTCCACGATCAGCCAGCGCCTTTCGTTCCTGCGCCGTAAGCTGCTTGCCGTCGTAATAGTCCCGGTCGCGCTCGGCATTCTGGCGCGCGGTCTGCGACGCCTCCTCTGCAGCGAGGAACATCTGCTGATAGCGGGTTACATCGTCTTCCATGATGACCCTTCCTCTTTGCGGAATGCGCTCTTGTAGCGGTCACGCTCGGCAGGCCCGGTCGGAGCCTTGGGCGTCAGAATTTGGCAATTGACCGCGTATTCACCGAACGCATCCGCGCCGTGGCTGTTTTCATCGTGAAGCGGGCCGGTATAGGTTCCCGTCGCCTGATTGAGCCGGCGCCGGTAATTGCGCAGGCGCTTGATGCCCTGGCGCGTGGTGTCTTCATTGAAGCTGACCAGAGGCAGCAATTGCCGGGTGGCGTTAATCCGCT